TTAAAGTCTTTATTTGCCATTAGAAGGTTATACTCCCACTAGTTGTAAAAACATAATAATTAAATCCATTAGCAGTTTGTAATGATCCTGTATAAGAAGAGGCTGTTCCAGTAGTTTTTATAACAACTACTCCATCTTTTCCTGCACCACTAGCGCTAATTGGCTGACTTGAATCAGACTGAGCTCCACCTCCACCGCCTGAGCCAAATGATGTAGCATTTCCTCCATTAACATATCCTTTTGCTCCATTTCCAGCACCAGTACCACCTGTGCCAGCTGCTCCACTTAATGATCCTCTAGAACCACCACCGCCGCCCGAACCTACATATGTCATACCTGAGAAAGCAGTTAGGTTTGCTATATCTGATGGAAGCTGATAACCTTGACCACCATTTCCTCCTGCTTGAGCTGTTCCATTAGATCCAGATGTAGAGTATCCTCCACCGCCTGCTGCTGTAATGTTAGAATCTCCTCCAAATCCGCCATTATTTCCTTGACCCGCTGTGCCTGTTCCACGTAAAGTAGATTGATTATTTCCTCCACCGCCAGAACCTCCATTTGCTGATGACGGAACAGATCCAGAAGCATATGCTATTCCTCCTCCTCCACCTACTGCTGTATAAGTTCCATCTTTATCTACTACTGAAGAATTGCTTCCTTTAACACCATTTGTAGACAAATCGCCAGGACCTATTTGACCTCCTGGACCTCCAACTGTAATAAGATATTGAGTTGAACCAAGGAATGTTACAGATTGTGTAGGAATAACTCCACCTCCACCACCGCCGCCACCAAGTCCACCAGCGCTACCGCCACCAGCAACTATTAATGCTGTGGCAGTTACTGCAGCTGTTGGAGTAACAGAATTACTTGCAGAAGATGCTGTTGATGTCCCATTAGCGTTTAATGCTCTTACAGTAAATGTATAGGCAGTTCCATTTGTCAGTCCTGTTACAGTTATTGGCGACGATGCGCCAGATGCTGTAATATTTCCTGGAGATGATGTTACTGTATAAGATGAAACTGCAACATTTGTAGGAGCAGTAAATGAAACTGTTGCTTGGCCAGAAAGACCAGTAGTTGCAGATACAGATGTTGGTGCATTCGGAACAGGTGATATTTCTATCCAAGATGTACCATTATATCTAATCAAATTATTAATTGTTGTGTCGTAAAACAAATCTCCAGTCGCAGGAGATGCTGGTCTGTTTGCAGTCGTCCCACGACCAATATGACCATTTGCTGCAGTATTGTGTGTAGAAATTGCAGATGATACTGTAGATGAGACTGATGACGAGGTTGCTAAATCTGCTGTATTAGAAATACCATGAACTGATGTTGTTGCTGAATTATGGCTAGAGATGGCTGCCGCCGTCTCTGTATCCGTCGCCAAAGCGGTGGCGGTAGAGAGGACGTTAGCTACATCTCTAGCTCTTGTCAATTTATATTACTCCATTGATACAACTTGCCAATTAAGATCATCTTCACTCCAACGATAGAATTGTCCATCTGTTGGATATGGTGTAGGTGCATCCCATAGGCATGTATCTTCATTTAGTACCCAAGAATTAAAAGGCTTTGGCGGAATAAATGCGTCACGGGATGCATCATATGTGTACCCAATTCCAGCATAATTCTTTCTAAAGCCTGCTTCTTCTGTCATTTCATTTGTTTCTGGGTTTCTCTTTTTCCCGCCCATTGAATTATATGATGTACGCTTGCATACTTGTCCATATACTTCTGCATAATGAGCTTCCCAGTCAGAAACGCCATCAACAACTTCGTCTTCATTGCGACCAACGATTACTTGAGTTACTACGTTATTTTCATCAAGAAAAGCGTAATGTGCCATTTTATTTCCTCCTTTTTATTAAATTACCAAGACAGATGCTTCTTCTTCTGTCAATGGCTGACCAGCAACAAGCTTAGTTTTTGCTGATACTTTAAGAGCTGCTTTTGCTTCTTCTGCCGCCACACGAGCTGCTTCCGCTTCGGCATATGCTGCTGCATCTGCTTCACGCTGAGCAATTTCTTCGGCGGTCAAAGGAACAATAGATTGTTCTCCTGTAGTACAATCTACTACTATTTTTGTCAGTGTTTCAGTCATGTTTCCTCCTTTTTAAATTACTAGAACTTCTGCTTCTTCAGCAGTAAGTGGTTGACCAGCAATAAGTTTAGCTTTTGCTGACGCTTTGAGAGCTGCTTTTGCTTCTTCAAAAGCAACTTGTTCACTTCTTATTCTTTCTCCTTCAATTCTTAGAGCCTCAAGTTCTTCACCTATAATTTCTCTTATAGTAATTTCACCTGTTAAGGCATCAATAATTGTTTCAACTTTTTCAGTCATATTTTCTCCTTAGTCTGAATAACCATAAACTCTTACAATTCCTGAAATACCATCAGAACCTTGAGGTCTTAATTGAAAACCATCAAAGGATGCGTTAGATAAAACCCAGCCTGAACCAAATTTTAAATAAGTGTTAATTGGATTTGTTGCATAAGTAGAACACGCAAGAAATAATGCACCTTTTTGATATTGTCCAATGGCTGGTGCAAATATATCCATAACTGCATGAACTGGCATTTGATTGTTTGGACTATATCCAGGATCATAATATAAAACTTCATATTGTGTGTTTGTTAGATTTCTTCCAGATGATGCTGTTGGGCTGCTTGTTGGACCTCCGTCAAGAGTCGTAACTGAATAGACACCAGATGTGAGTGGAGTGCCTCCTGTAGAATATCTAAAGTAAACATTTGATGATTGTGCAGAAATTCCTGTAATTTGAAAAATAACTCTATAATTTCTATAAGTAGAAGTAAAAACATTGTTTATTTGAACACTTAGGCTATTTGAAAAGCTTGATGAATGAACTAAAGTAAGTCCACTTCCAGATGCAGGAGTAGACCATGACGGAACACCGCCAGAAACTGTCAAAATTTGACCCGTGCTTCCAATTCCTAATTTAGACAAAGTGTTTGTAGCTGAAGCATACGGGATATCTCCAGTTGTAAATGTAGATAGTCCTGTTCCGCCATTAGTTGCGGATACTGGTGTAGAAAGATTTAATGTTACTGCCCCAGAATTTCCGCCTCCGCTTAAACCTGTGCCTGCTGTAACTCCAGTAATATCTCCATCTGTTATGGTATATCCCAAAGAATTCCATGCAGTTGATCCATCGCCAACCTTCATCTTCTTTGTATCTGTTTCGTATCCTATTTCTCCCGCCGCCAAAACAGTGTTGGCGGAAGTCCAAGAAGACGCTGATCCCCTTTTAACTTGAATTACTGCTGCCATTATACTGTTCCTCCATCAAAGTTTTGTGTTGCTGTTGAGTCTATTGTATTATAAACATTGCCATCTTGCAAGGCATCTACTGTTCCGCCGTCCAAATTATCTCCAGCGGCGAAATCGGAAGAATCTGCTATTGCTCTAGCTTTACTCATAATATACTATTATACCCCCTATGAATTCTTTATCCCGTAAAGGGTAGCAGTTGAGTGTTGGACAAAAGAGCCGCTTGTTTGTGGACTAATGGAAATAGAAGTTATGGCAGAAGTCGGAGAATTATATAATAACGCATAAATTTGATTACGAGCAGATGTTCCATTATTTTCAGCTACGTTATCTACGCTTACAGGTTTAGCATTACTTGATGTGTAATTTGGTATGTATAGTTCGCCATTACTAAATGTATTTGCCGTCGTATTAGGGTCGTTTGCTCCACCGATATTTACACTAGTAGAACTGCTGGCACTTGAACCATCGCCTTGTAATTGTCTTCCAGAGCTACCAGAATTTGAATTCAATGTCATTACGATAAATTTCTGAGAGCCAGCAGGTAAATTTCCTGTATCTGATTTTAAACTGTATTTCATTACAAGGTCAGTATAAGTTCCAGGAATAGAAGTAAAGTCAATCGTGCTCGCCCCACCGCTACCCACAGTCACGGTCGCTATTGCTACAAATGTATTTGCCATTATGCCGCCTTTATTCCGTAAAGAGTAAAAGTTGAGCCTGAAGCATATTGTCCAGATTGACCGAAAGGCTGAATAAATGTAAGGCTAGTTATTGCTGAAGTACTACGCCACATTGTAACTCCTGTATAAACAGCATAACCTTTAGCGTCGCTTCTGAATAATGCAGTTTTGTATGTTGTTGTATTTGAATAGTTCATAAAATAGCCTCGTGTAACAGACCAATCATTAAAAATACCAACAGCATTGCCAGCATTGGTATTACTATTTCTGTCAGTATACGGAACATTGTCTGACATTAATCTTGTTCCTGAATAATAATTTCCAGAGTCACCATTTGCTCTCCAGGCAACATCTAGTGCGGTAGCACCCACACAATAACTGTTTATTATAAGAACTAAATCAGTATATGTTTGAGGAATATTAGAAAAAGTAACATTTGTTGAATTACTAGTTAATGTTGTCGTTGCTATTGGTTCGTATGTTGCTGGCATTATGACGCCACCTTTATTCCATATAAAGCAAAGTGAGTATATTGTGTAAACGGATTGTCTCCCGTAAAAACAAGTGAAGTGATAGCATCGGTTTTCATCCATAAAGCAGAGGTAATGCCAACAAAACCAGGAGAGCCACCTACCATACCATTTATATCATTGCCGTGTAAATTACGCATTGTTTTATACTTATTAGTATTTGCATAGTCTAATATGTCTATTATATGTGCTCCAAAAGTACCACCAGTTACTGTTCCTACACTTGCTGTTCCTACTTCTACAATATTACTAGCTGAAGCACTCCCTGCTGCAGCAACTACACTTGATCCACTACCTCTTAAATAATGATATGTATAACTTCCAGTTGTGTCGCCATTTATACGTAATGACATTCCGTCCGTGCCATATGTACCACGATTAGTTTGAGCAATAGCCCTAACTTGTAAATGGGTATAGGCACCAGGAATTGAACTAAAAGTAATAGTAGAGACACTAGTTGAGCCAACAGTTACAGTAGCAATAGATTCAAAAGAGGAAAGCGAAGATGCTAATGCTCCCCATCCAAAACTTTTAACTGAACCTATTGAATCTAATATTGGACTCATAGGTTAACCTTACGCAAACTTTGTCTGCGATGCTAAAACAGTAAATGTAGCGGATGCAGTTTTAATTATATTAAAGACATAAGCATCTACGCTGCTAGCATTTCCTGCAGATGGGGCTGTTCCACCTTGCCATTTTGGAGTAATATTTGATCCGTCAATTTGAATAGTGTTTGGATAATATGCAGTTGCGCCATTTGTATTAAGCCAAACTAAAGTTATTGAATCTCCAGTTGTTAAAATGCTATTTAGGGTATTTGATCCGTTCCCACGAAAATTTAATGTATGGTTTGCTGAAGCATTGGATGTGTAATACCATGTTCCTGCAGTTAATGCATCAATATTTATTGTTCCTGTTGCTGCCGACGCAACTATATTTAATCTTTCTTCTGGAGAAACCATTACTGGCTGATTTAATGTTGGTGTTGTTATAGATGGAGATGTTCCAAATACTAATGATCCAGATCCTGTCTCATCTGTTATTGCTGAGGCTAGATTTGCAGATGATGGAGTTCCTAACCATGTAGCAATTCCTGTGCCAAATGATGATATACCTGTTCCGCCATTTGCTACAGAAACTGGGGTAGATAATGATAGGGTTACGGCTCCGCTTGATCCGCCTCCTGTTAAACCTGTGCCAGCTGTAACGCTTTCAATATCTCCAGGAAGAGAAACTGATCCCCCTAGCGATACCGCAGATCCATTTATAGTAATACTTGAATTCTGTAATTGTGCATTTGAAATTGTGCCAGTTAGTCCAGATGTAGGCAGAGTAGCTACGCTAAAATTATTATAACAATTTACCTGAACAAAGTCCGAAGCGGACAATGCTGTTAATCCTGTAATTGATGTTCCATTTGTAGCTGTATAGTCATCTCCCCGAACTAGAAGAATACCATTTAGATATACCTGTTCCTGCCCTGGAGTATATGAAAGAGCTTGAGATGCATTATCATATCCTGAAAGACTTGTTTCTCCGCCTGCCGCCGTTTTACGCCAAATAAGACTTGTTAACACGCCATTAGCCGATGGATATTGATCTATCATGCAATCTCAACTCCTGATATATGAAATTTAACATCTGTACTACTAGCATATCCTGCTAATATTTTATTTTGTCCCATAACTGTTTTTGGCTGTAAATTAATTACTGTATTTGCAGAAACTGGGACGGTAGGCAGAATATTAACACCATCTACTGTCATTGTAACATATTGCTGACTTGAAGACGTATTTGATATTACGATATCTGTTAGTACAGCTTTTGCTCCTGCAGTATTTGGGGAGGTGTAAAGAGTTGCAGAACTTGTTGCTGCCGCCCCTCTATAAAATAATGCTGGTGTTGCTGCCATTTAAAAGACCCCCATTAGTGTATATGAATCTTGCTCTGCTAATGCATTTGTCAAAGTAGTTATAGTTGTATAGAAATTAGGATCATCATTTAGAGCCTGTGCAATTTCATCAAGAGTATCTAGGGTTCCTGGTGCAGATGCTATTAAATTATCTATTGCAGTTTTAACAAATGCTGTTGTTGCTACTTGAGTTGTATTTGTTCCTGCTGTCGCAGTTGTGGTAAACATAGAGCCAGAGGAATCAACTTTGGAAAGTACCGTTCCACTACTATTCTGCCACTGTTGTAGGTCGGCTGTTTGGGAGGCTGCGCCACGAATAATAATACCCTTATCAGAAGCCTGTGCTGGTTGAACATTTATCCAAGCACCGTACCCGCCAGCAGTTCCATTTTGAAATGTTCCATAAGCGTCAATTCGTGCATTTACTGTACCACTAGAATTCTGCCATTGTTGAAGGTCGGCGGTTTGTGAAGTAGCGCCACGGACAACAACAGGGATATATGAAGAAAGTCCTGCAGTAACGCCCCACATAACACCTGAAATTGTTGGACCAATACTATTCGCCAATGTGTTACTACCAATTAATTCTCCATAAGGACCAATTTTTGTACCAATAACATCATTATGTTGACGCCATTGTTGGAGATCGCCTGTTTGACCAGACATTCCCTTTATAGTAAATATTACATTTGACGTTGTATTTCTATTTACTAGTGATGTATTGGTATTAGTCATATAAAAATATGGACCATTGTCAAAATAATTTACAATATAGTTATTAAAAAGAACTGATGCTTGTAGCCAGTCAACTAACATACGTCCACTTGATGACATACTTGCAAGCAAATTATTAGAACTATCTCTCCATTCTGTTAAATTAGCTGTTTGAGATGCGGAACCTTTTATAATCAAACCCTTTGTAGATGCCGAACTTGTAGTAATAGTAGATCCGCCAGATGTTGAAACCCCAGTAGTATCTGTAAATGTGATTGTTGTTGTATCTGTTCCAGAATCATCTGCAAATGTGGCTCCAACTATATTAACAATTCCTCGTGGCGTAACAGTTGTCCCATTGTTTTTAATTGTTTGATTGTATAATTTGCCCCAATTTATATTTGAGCCATCAGACTGAATTACATAATTTACTGTAGATCCATTTTGTACTGGAAGTAAAGCATTTATAGCATTAGTGGCTGATGTTTGTCCTGTTCCGCCAGCCGTAATTGGAAGAACTGCAGTGGATGAAATATTTCCGCTTGCATCAGTAGTTAGAATGGCGGCGGAAGTAATCGGGATATTTAGTCCAGATTTTACTTTAAAGTTCTTATCTGCCACTTACTTCCTCCCTATAACTTAATCTTTGCTAATTTAACTGTTACATTTGTACTTGATGCATCTGTTACTGTTGCTTGAAGAACTGCATCTGACCCAGATGTTGTTGCTGAAATTACTACTCCTGACATTGTTCCGCCAGTTTCTGTAATTGCAAATTCTGTCATATCTACAGAAGTTCCGTCAGTTTGTAGAACAACCTTTGAAGTTCTTACCTTTGAACCCTGCTTTAGGGATACCATATATTCAAGGCTAGTAAATCCTGACAATGCTGTAGTATCTACAGTTGTTGCAGTATTTGCAGACAATGTGACGGTAGATGGAGTTGTAAGAGCTGTAGTAAGTCCTGTTAATTGAGATCCATCTCCTACAAATTGTCCTGAAGCATTTACTGAAGCTAATACGGTTCCGCTTGAGTTCTGCCACTCTTGAAGGTTGCCAGATTGAGATGCTACACCTTTAACAATCATTCCGATATCTGATGCAGACCTTATTCCTACAAGCATAGCTCCAGAAGTTGAATTAAAGTTAATATATGAACCTAAATCAGTTGGTGAGCTAAATGCTCCTGACTTAATTGTTCCAGTTGATGCAACGGTTGCCAATACTGTTCCACTTGAGTTCTGCCATTCTTGTAGATTAGCTGATTGAGAAGCTGCACCCTTAATATATATAGGTGTTACATTTGACGCTCCAGCACTAAAATCAGCAACATAACTAACTGTAAGTCCAGGAGTAGTTAAATAATTACCGCTTGAATTTATCTGAGTTCCGCCTGGAGCTGTTAGTAATGGAGCGGTTTGTCCACTAGCTGCAACTAAAGTTAAGGCAGAATTGCCAGAAGATGATGCAGTTAATGTTGTTGATTTAAATGAACCTTGTCCGCCTGAATTAATGTTTGCTAGTACTGTTCCACTTGAATTTTGCCACTCTTGAAGGTTGGCAGATTGAGAGGAAGCTCCTTTAACTGTTAAACCAACATAAGCAGAATTTCTTGTTTGCACAATAAGTTTATTAGCTGTAGTAAAATCAATATATGGAGTTGTTGAATCACCATTACTAAAATATGTAGCACCAATAGTTGCAGATGAAGTAATTGCTCCATCAGATTGAACTCTTGCAAGAACTGCCCCACTTGAGTTCTGCCATTCTTGTAAGTTAGCAGATTGAGAAGCTGCTGCTTTAATAATTAATGGTTTTGTTGAAGCAGAGGCGGCAGTAATAGTATTTGCTGCATCTGTTACAACTGCATTTGTAATTCCATATCCTGAAATTGTAGTTGGAGTAGATGATATTTTAGACCATCCAAGACTTGTTATCCAGGAAGGATTTGAATAAGATCCTGTAGTAACTACTCCATTTGTTACAGTATCTGCATTTCCAGTCAAATTACCAGTGAATGTTCCTGTAATTGTTTTATTGGTCAAAGTCTGTGCTGTATTTAGGTCAACAGTGACTGCTGTATTAATTGCCAGTGTTCCTGGAGTTGTCTCAGTTAGACCATTTCCAGCAACTACAACCTGACCAGCATTAAACTGAACATATGAGATTGATGTAGTTCCAATTGTAATTGAACCAGTTGTATTTACAATAAATCCATATCCTGCCTGCCCGCCATTTTGTACAAAGCAAAAATCTCCGTATGCTACTTCACCTGCTGGTGAATTATCAGCATCTGTAGCACGAGTTAAAATATATGGATTTGATCCATCTCCTGTAGCTGTTACTACATAAATACCGTTTTGAGATCCAGTCGTTTGATTCTTAACAAGAACTCGCTCATCAGCATTTAGAGTATGTCCATCTAATACCAACGCTCCGTTATTATTTGCAGTAAGAGTTGCTCCTACTCCACCTGTGCCATTTGCATAAGTTGCATCTAGATTTGCAGTTGTTGCTGCATGAACGGCGGCATGGAAGTTAAGTCCAGCAGTAGTATTATCTACATAAGCCTTAGTAGCAGCATCATTTGCAGATGTTGGAGCACCTAAATTTGTAATTTTATATGTAGCCAAATCAATATTGCCAGTAGGCGCACCAACTGCGCTTAGGGCAAATTCTGATGGATCTACAGAGATTGCTCCAGTATTGTCGTCATAATCTAGACCGTTTCCAACGGCATTTCCGACAGCATCTTGAGCATTTTCATCTGTATATGTTACTGCGCCTGTTAATGAAATTGCATTTGCATTATCGTCATATGAAACTGTAATATTTGTATGAGTTCCGTTTGATAATGCGGTTGCTACTGCATCCTGTGCTCTTTCATTTGTAAAGTATAAATTGCTTGTGCCTTCATTAATATTATCTGTTCCATAAGTTGCAGATCCGCCTAAAGATATTGAATAGCCATTAATTGTAACTGATGAATTTGCAAGTTTGTCATTTGATATTGAACCAGCCAATTTATCATTAGAGATAGATCCAGCTAATTTATCATTAGAGATAGAACCAGCTAACATTGTATTTGTTACAGATCCCGTATCTCCTGTTGTAACTACTGTACCAGTAACATCTGGAAGAGTAATTGTACGATCTGCTGTTGGTTCTCCGACCGTCAATGTGGTCTCATATGAGTCTGCTACTGCACCTTCAAATACGATGCTTGAATCAGACAGACTTAAACCAGAAACGACGGGGGATGTGAGAGTCTTATTAGTTAAAGTTTGAGCAACATCAGTTCCTACAAGAGTAGTTGTTGCATCTGGCAATGTAATTGTTTTATCTGATGTTACATCTGGGGCGGTGAGAGTTAATTCATGAGCATTTGCAGTTCCTTCAAATACTATATCTGTACCTGGAACATATACTGCTCCATCTACAATTTCCGCCACAGTATTGCTCAAATCTCCAACCTCTAAATATCCATTTAGGGTCGTATTTAGATCTGCTGGTACTACGTTTGCATATGCAGTAATTGAATTCCAAGGGGAAGAACCATTACCTACTTTAAATTTAAGGGTATCTGTTTCAATACCAATTTCTCCCGCCCGCAGTGTTGGATTTGACGAAACCCAATTTGCGGCGGTATCTCTACGAAGCTGAATTCTGACTGCCATTTTCTATGCCACTCCTCCGTCAATTATATCATTGTTTGGTGCTGATGCATAGGATGAACTTGCGGTTCCGCCGTCCATAGAAACAATATAATTTAAATCAGAAACATATTGTCCATAGTCTACATGGCGTACCAAACCTTCTCCAGCATAGTGTTGGTGATCCAATAATTCTTTAGGACCAGCAACATCGTACCAAATTGTTCCATTATAAGCTTTAATTGTTTGTTCAGTTGTATCAAAATATACTGAGCCTTGTGCTGGACTATTTGGAGCTGTTGCTAAAGCCTGTATTGCTGAAGCAGAAGATGACCCAGCTCCAGTTCCTACTGCCGTCCATGCAGTACCATTATAAAATTTTAAAACATTAGTAGCAGTATTGTAGTAAATAGCTCCTATCGTTCCGCTTGCTGGATCTGAAGCCAGAGCTGGCGGAACGACGGGAGTTAAAAACTTTTTAGCCATTAGCCAACAATTACCGCTCTATATTGTGCTACTGTCGGAGCAGTTGCAAATTTAATTGTTACTGTATTTACAGTAGCGTGTTCTACATCTGCCTCAACTTGAGCATATGGTGATCCATTTTCAAATATTTGAACGGATACATCTCTAGTTCCAAGATTATGTGAAATTGTATAAGTTGTAGCTGCACCGTCTCCGATATCATCTACAAATTTACGAACTCCATATCCTGCAGCAAATGTTAAAGCACCAGAACTAAATGTAAGTCCTGTTCCTGCATTTACTCCTAAACCATTAGCATCTACAGAAACGCCACGAGTAGTATCAGTCTTTACTTCAATTGCTCCACCAGTATTAATGAGAGAGGCATTTCCAGAAGTTGGAGTTACGTCTGCGCTAAATACTGTTCCAGTTAGGGTTAATCCTGCTCCTGCTGTATATGTACCAGCACCAGAGAACTGCGTAAAGCTAATTGCATCTGTTCCAATTGTTGCTGGGGAATTTGTTTGAACCCATCCAGTGTTTCCATAACTTGTTCCAGAAGAAACAAATATAAAGTCTCCGCTAGCAACTTCAGTTGGAGTATCAAAATCTAGTGCACGGATTGGTCCACCAGAGGCTTGAACTACATAAATACCATTTTCAGACTGCGTTGTTTGGCCATTTACCAATACTCGCATTCCTGCAGCAAGAGTTACTCCATCTACTACGTCTCCTGCTTCTAGAGCAGTTGCGATAGTAATATTTGTTCCAACATAAACTTTTGCTGCTTCATGAACATGTAAGCCTTCAGAAACTGCATCTACATATGCTTTGGTTGCTGCATCTGTTGAATTTGTTGGAGTTCCAAGATTTGTAATCTTATAGGTTCCAGCATCTAGGTTTGCACCAAGAGATGTGCTTGTACCAAGAACTTTATTTGTTAATGTTTGTGATCCATCTTTTGTAGCTACAGTTGAATCAATATCAATTGTAAGTGTTCCAGCTGAATCATTATATGTTGCATCGATTCCTGTACCGCCAACTATAGTATCAGCAATTTCATCTTGTACACGCTCTTCTGTATAGTATAGATTTGTACCTTCAGCAAGATCTGATGTAGTATGTGATGGGAATTGATCTGCTACTACAAAGTCAAGAGTTCCATCTGAATCTTCATATGTTACCGTAATACCTGTCTCGGTATTTCCAGTAACCATTGCACCGACTTTATCTTGAATTGCTTCATTATTAAGTGCTACGTTGCCGCTTGTTACAACAAAGTCAGTTGCGCTAAAGGATGCAATACCTTTATTTGTATCCGATGCATCCTCTCCAGAAATTACTATGATGCCTGGTACATCATTATACTGAATATCAATGCCTTCGCCTTCTCCAAGAGAAGATCCGATTACATCTTGTGTGGCTTCTGTAAAATCTGATACTTGAGAAGCTGTGATAGAAATATTTGTATCTGACGCTGCAGTTAAACGTCCTTGTTGATCTACTGTGAAGGATACAGTTTTACTTGCCGATCCTCCGTAACTTCCATGAGTAACTGCTGTGTTATCTAGGTCGATTGTTGTTTCGCCTGATGTATCGTTATATGTTGCAGTTAGACCAGTTCCTCCAATTACGGAAGAGCCGATAACGTCTTGAATTACTTCTGTAGAACCAGAGGCTGGCACCCACTCGGTTCCGTTATAAAAGAATAATACATTTGATGTTGTGTTAAAATAAATTTGACCTGCTACTGGGCTAGACGGCGCAGAGCTGAGGTTTTGGATTCTGGCATTCTGAAGTTCATTTTTATTCAGATTTATGCCAGTTACGAATAATCTTGCCATTTTTTATCTCCTTACGACAGGTACGCTGTCCCTGCAAATGGTTGAGCCATTGTCAGTGTTATTTGATTAATACTATTATAATCTATTCCTGTTTCCAATATGTCTCCGCCACTTGTTTTGACGGTGACATTAGGGTAAAAGCCTAAATTATGTGTTATTGAAACTGAATATATTCCTGCTACTGGTCCAGATACTTGTCCTATTTCCCAAGAATGAGAAGATGCATAATCTGATCCCTCTTGAATAAATTTAATTACTGTTGCACCAGTCCAGGTTATATCAGAAAGTTTTGGTCCATAAAAATCTGTTGTGGCTGTATTATAATAAAAATCTCCAGTAAGCCCAAGATTTGCTGATGGGGCTCCTACTCCATTTAAAATTGTTCTACCCCTTGGTCCTTGTGGACCAGGAGTTGAAATTAAAACTGAATTTTCTGTTTGATTTACTACTACTATATTTTCGGTCATACAGTGACAGTCCTCTTAAGAGTTATGTAACCCCCAAGAAGTTTAATTCTATTCGAATTACTGTCTACGATTATTAGGTCATAAATAGATTTTGGATAGAATAACTTCTTAGTTTGAGTTGGAGTCATTTTAACTGTAACTTTGCCAAGGGCTCCGTCAATTGTTATTCCACCAGAAGGTGATGTTAAAGTAAAGGCAAGCTTTTGGGCTGTAGCATCTCTTACCTGCATTTTTGCGGTAGCGCCAGTAAGATCGATGACTGCATCATTCGGATCTTTATATTCTACTACGAATGTGAAAGTAGTATCTTGATCTACTTCCCAATTTTTTTGTCCTGCCATTTGCTGAAATATCTCCTAAATAGGAAAACTCCTATGCTTATTTTAGCACAGGAGTAATCCTAATCTATTATTAAATTATGCCTTCTTGGTGAAGCCAAAAGATGGCTCATTTGGATTTAATGCCTTGAGGATTACTGGCAAGCATGCCGCAATTCCACCTTTGATTAAATCTCCTGGGTCTGTATTACCAGTCATATATAGAGCGATGGCGGCGCCAAGGAAATGACGGCCATAGCTTGCTAACGCTGCTAGAATTTTCTCTTGCATTGTTACCTTTCCATCCTGATTAAGATCTTCTTTCATAAAGACCTCCTTATTTCTGGGCCCTATGCCCAGGAATTTGGGTGTTAACCCAATTCTATTATACTACTAAGCAGAAATATCCACAATCTCGCAGTTACCATCTGATGTACAAGCAAGAGTCTGTGTTCCACTTGTTCCATCTTCAGTTTCGTAGAAAGACAAATCTTCCCAACGAATTTCTGATGGCATCTTAGAAAGAAGTTCTAAATATTCTGTTTCTGTAACTTCTTGATACGGAGCTTGTTTGTACGAGTGATCTGAATGCGGTAGGAATGAAATTCCAGATACTTCATCAAAATGCTTATATACCCAAGCACCAACTTCCATCCATTCATCTTCCTTTACAGATACAGTAATAGATGGTTTATGTTCGCACCATGCTCGCTGATATACGAGCCATGTATTTAAGTGATCAATAGCAGTAAGATCATTTCTCGTAATAGCGCCTTCTGGTGCTTTTACTGGGAATGAAAAGACATAAGTATCGTTTGGCTTCATGAAATCATCTTCTACTGGAATTCCGACTTCTTTCAAAAATGTTGATAGTGGATCTTTCTTGTCACCACGAACTGTGCGGATATAATAATCTGAATGCCATGCATGCATTCCAGAAGATACACCTACAAGCTGTGATACAGTTCCAGATGGCTTGACGCATGTGATTGCGGCAGACTCGTTAATGCCAATCTTTTCTGCTTCTACTTTATTTGTCTCTCTAGCATATTCACGAAGACTTTCTAGCGTCTTTCCTAGTTCATCCAGATTCTCTTTACCAGAAAAGAACTTGTTGCCAAATTGACCTGTTAGAGAAACTCCAAGCAGTCTCTCTTCTTCGGTGTTATCTTTCCAAATTTTACGAAGATATTTAAAGTCTGTTAGTGTAGATTGCCATGTTCCTAGAATTGTGGCAAGTCTTACCTTTTCTGCTACTGTTTTACGAGTATCCTTCTCTCTGATTACAACTTCAGAGAGGTTACAAAATTGATAAGGTCTGAGGATAATTTCTGAACATGGGTTTGTTCCGTAATGGATTTCAGGGTCTCTGCGTCCCCATCGTGCTGCCTGCTTTTGAGCAGCCGCCACATTGTAAATACCACGTTCTCCTGATTTTGAGTCATAAAGATTCTTCCATTCTGCAATAAACTGTTCCATCTCTGGTTTACGAGAATATGCTACTGAATTATTTGAAAGGGCTCGCTGCGAATTGTTCTCCCACCAGTTACCTGATTTTGCTGCCGCCATCTCAATGTCATTAATGTTTGAAAGCGAGATCATCGCAGAACGACGAACTCCCCCAACAACAACGATTTCACCAATCTTACACATTATATCGTGTGCTTCGATAGGTTTCAATTGACGACCTGCTGCTGTTTTAAACTTTGCGATTGTAAAGTCAAAAAGATTAATCAATGGCTGTGGTCCTGAAGAGCGGCCTCCCATTGTCTTAAGACGAGCACCTGCTGGACGAAGTTTTGATACATCGATTGCTGGAATCTGTCCTGCCCAAAGCATTGCAAGAAGTTCACGGTAAGCTTTTGCCCATCCAGTCTTTGAATCTTCAACAACAATAACGGTGGTAGACTTTTCAAATGATTCTGGGACGGCAGGAAGTTTGTTGACATACTTATATTCAACAGAGAATCCAACTCCAGTTCCACACATCAAAATATACATCGTTTCATCAAATGAACGTGGGTTATCTACTGGAACAAATGAGCAGTTGTATCCTGCAACATGGTCTCTATCAAGAGCAGCACCTGCAGTCATTACTGATCGCATTGACGGCATTACATTTCGGTTATAAACAGCATCTTTAAGTTCTGCAACTAACTTTTCATCTGGTGTATATCCGTGATTCTTTCCAAGGTGATTTAACATGAAGTCAAAGTATCGATCTACAGTTTCTCCCCATGTTTCTCTGCGATTCTCTTCTGGCATCCATCTTGCATACCTTGATAATGCAATGAAATTTTCGTATGGGTTTTCAATAACTCTTGACATATAACACCTTTTCTCCGCCTTGCGGTTTAAATTTAAAAATTAGTAAGACTCTAATTCTAGCAAACTTTATTTATAGAGGGAAGGGGTTTAAGAAAACTTTTTAAATATGTGACTGAATGCATTATTGGTCAACTGATTCCAGTTATAGTCTTCATGTATTTTAGTTGACTGAGCGTAATAGTATCCAGAATAAGCATTAAAGTTTATTGATACATCTCTCATAAGTTCAAGTAGATGTTGATAGTTTGGTTCAAATACTTTTCCTTCATGTGGAAAAGGCCAAGGTGAATCTATAAGTTCTGATTTTAACTTTAATGGTCCTAGATATCTTTCATAATCTGCCCAATCACCTGTACAAATTGTAGGCATACCAGTAGCTAATGCTTGTAATGGAATAAATCCAAATCCTTCACCATATGATGGATAAATTAAAACATCATGATCATGATACAATTTAACTAATTCTTCAGTTGTCATATCTTTATCTATTATATATATATTATTATATAGAACATTTGGTAAACCTAATATATTTTTATCTATATAGTTATTATATATTCTAGTAGTATTATGTTTATATACTTTAAGTGTTAAAGAATAACGTCGGTCATTACCAAAAAGATTTGTAAAAGCGTCAACTACCATTTGGCCCGCCTTTCTTGGTGCTGGCTCGCCGACATGTAGAAACTTTATAACGTCATCATCACGACGGCGGCGGGGCGCCCAAATAGGATCTATTCCATGCGGAAAAACACGAACATCTTTGTATCCATTATCTGCAAACACATTAGCACACCAACTAGAAGTTGTCCAGATCTCATCAACTAAAGATAAAGGACTCGCCCATCTTTCAGGAATTACAGTTGATTCCCATGGAGTATAACTAATCTGATATTGATTACGATGAAGTTTAAAATAATCTGGTTGAGAAAAGTTTAATTGTACTGGTGCTTTTGAATATTGAAAAGGAACTTCGTGACCTAAATTTTTTAAAGAATCTACTATTTTTGTGCCAGCATGACCGTAACCATTATTGGTTTTCATATTGATTATCGGTGTTGAGAATGAAATTTGCATTTTATTTTCTGGTCAACTGGCTTGACAGGCATTGCCAAACAATGTTACTATTATAGTTCGTTATCTCTAAAGGAGGAAATGCCAATGGAGAATATCAAACAACGGTTGAGCGATGTTGCTCATAGTTGGACCGTAATAGGAATGATAACATTGTTCTTATTCGGAGTCCAGCCTGAAGTAATGACGCCAGCCAAAGCTTTGGTTGTAAAACCAGAGACAAAAACAGAAGCACAACTGAAGAAACAAACGCTGGAAAAATTCAGCAACACTGTGTACAAACCTTCAGAAACGCTTACAGATAAAGAGTTGCTGCAACTACTCAAGTCTGTAGGTTTTGAAGGCAAAGCCCTTAAACTGGCTTGGGCCGTAGCAAAATCGGAGTCCAATGGACGACCAATGGCGTATAACGGCAACAGGAAAACTGGAGACAGTTCCTACGGAATTTTTCAGATCAACATGCTGGGAAACCTTGGCGATGATCGCAAAGAGAAATTCGACCTGAGATCGAACGTACTATTGTTTGATCCAGTAATTAACGCAGAGATAACGTATCACATGACCCAGGGCGGAAATGACTGGAGTTCATGGTCATCCATTAAAAGTGGAGCTGTTAGCAAATGGCTAGCAAAGTTTCCTAATCAATAGAGATGGAGAAAGTCATTGAAGATACAGGTTGTATCTAAATATTTGGCTTTAGCAGAAGAGGGCCTTGTGTCAAAAGTGGAATGTCCACTAGACCAAGGCCTTCTAATGCCTAATCAAACAATTGATGATAAAATTTACCTATACTGTCTTTCTTGTGAATACAAAAAAGAAATAGGATTGGACTTTTATGACCGAATGGATAAAGCAGTTAGAAACTGATGGCGGACAGATAAAAGAGACTGACGCCATGGGCAGAGAAAAATTCTGGGAAGATATAGGTAGACCATGACAGAAGAAAACAAAGAAGATCTAGCACAGAACCTAGATATGGTTAATTATATTATGCTTCATCGTATCTATGATGTAATGACAATTATTGCCAGCAAATTGGTGGGGGCAGAAGAAGTAGACAAGATGATTAAATATCATGATCAAGGATATCTGTTAGGTCCAGCCCCATCATATACTCCACAGGAAGAAAATGAATAGATTATATATCGATCAAATTACACGATATATGAATACTGCAAAAATAGAATTTCAGAATTACTATGATGATCAAGCTATGGCAACTGGCGCTTTACGCTGGATGGTAAATAGGCTAGAAAAAGAGCTAGGAAATTGCCACGGCGTCGAAAATGGAACCTGCTACTTCTACTGGAAGCATGAGGACTGCAACCGTCTAATGGGCCTTCTAGCCGATTTAACAGGGGATGAAAAATATTTACCAAAAACTACTAGAGGTAGTTCTTGGGATTAAAAAGTAGTTGACTTAAAAAATAAGATATGTGATACTTAGATAGTACGGGTCGTAGCATCCCACCGTTTGCTCCCCGTGCTTACGCTTCGGCGTAGCAAGTCCCAATTGGATCCGCCTCCGATTGGGATTTGTCCTTTTAGGCGGTATAATGGAGTAATGGCCGTAAAGCATGGGATTATACAAATAAGTTCAACTGCTATAACACTTAGCAATTGGAATCCAAATAGATCAGAGTCTTCTTTGATTATCAAGAATATTTCATTCAACAATGTTTATATTGGTGCATCTCATGTAACTACAAGTGATTATGGATTTAGACTCCTACCAGAACAAACTTTAAGCATAACACTTGGCCCATATGATGAAATTTATGCAATAAGCGATTCTTCGGCTGAAGTATCAATACTAGTATTGGAGAACTAATGGCAACATATATTAATGCTACATCTGGAATACCACAGTATTCTCCATCTACACCTGCCTCATTTGGCTTTGATGCATTTGGTAGAACAAAGATTGCACAACCATATACTCTATTTGATAGTCAGCATAGATATATCTCTGGAGACGAGTATAGCGACCTAACAAGCGGCACAGCAACAGTTTCCTATCTAGAAAACGAATCTACAGATGTACTAACAATAGGTACTGCCTCTGGCGACAAAATTTATAGAGAATCAAAGAAAGTATTCCCATATCAACCTGGTAAAGCTTTGACTGTATTTCAAACATTTGTTTTTAATACAGCTAAAACTGGACTTCGTCAAAGAGTTGGATACTTTTCTAGACATAACGGAGTATATCTACAAAAAAGCGGATCTACAGTATCTATAGTTCGTAGAACATTTACAAGTGGAACTATTGAAGAAGAAGTTATAAATCAGTCAAACTGGAATATTGATACTCTGAATGGTTTTGGTCCAAGTAGAATAACTCTAGATCTTTCTAAAGCACAAATATTTTTTACTGAATATGAATGGCTTGGAGTCGGATCAGTAAAAGCAGGTTTTGCTATAAATGGACAATTCATTACAGTGCACCAGTTTAATCATGCTAACATTATAAATAAAGTGTATATGACTACTGCCACTCTTCCGCTTCGTTATGAGATTGAAAACATTGCAAATACAACTAGTTCTAGTTCACTAAAACAA